CTGAGTCTATCAGTTTTGATGATTTTGAATTTGCAGAGGGTGGACGTGTACCAATGTTTGCTGGTGGTGCTGCAAGAATAGGTTATCAAGCTTTACGTAAGTATGGTATTGAAGCAAAAGATATTTCAAGATTGTTTGCAAGTCTAGGTACAGACAAAAGTTTAGTTGGAAAAGAGAAAACAGAATACTTTAGAATGCTACACAAAGTATTAAAGAATCCTGATGACTTCCCAGATGAGATTTTAGATATTCAAAAACAATTAGGTATAGACATTCCAGGACTTAAAAGCGGCGGTCTTGCCGGCATCCTGGAGGTGTAATGCGAAGTGCAGAACAACAAGCTGTATTTGATAAATTTGTTGCAGCTTTAAAAAAATACAAAGGTAAGACTGTAGAAACAGCGGAACTTTCTAAATTAGTAGAAAAAATATATGGAAAAGCATTAGGGGAAAAATCTCCGGCTAAGAAATTAGGTGACTTAAGAAAAAGCAATCCTCAAATATTTGAAGGAATAGATATTCAGTACTCTATTAAAGGACAGGGAGATTGGAACAAGGCTTGGGAAAATGATCCTGAGTTTAGAAAATTTTTTAAAAAGAAAAGACCAGGAGTTGTTTGGGAAGATCTGACTACAGCTCAAAGAGATATAAAATCTAACACATATAACTCTTATGTATATGAAAAAGCAAAATCAAAAGCTATTCCTAAAAATTACATACCTTTTAATGAATTATTAAAAAAACTAAATGTTAAAAAAGATAGTTTTAAAGAATACGAAAGTAATCGTAAAGGAAATTATGGTGACCTTCAAAAGAAAATAAAAAACCTTTTTGATAAAAAGAATTTTAAAAAAGAAATTTTTTATAAAGATCCATCTCAAAAAGATAAAAGCGAATTTAACACAGCTGTTTCTAAAATGCAGAAACAAGGGATTCAAAGAATGTCAGAGAAAAAAAGTGCTGGTTCTACTGAACCATTAAAAGCTATTCATAGAGAGTTGATGTTAGATCCAGATGCAAGACCGACAGAACTTGCAGAAGCTATTTATGGAAAATCAGATTCTAAGACACTAAGAGACATTGGAAATGATGCATCTAAATACACAGAATTTTTAACAGGGTCTAGACAAGTATCCGGATTAAAAATGCCTTCTATACAAAAAACTGAAGACATACTTGGAAATATTTTAATGCCTGGAAGTGGTTTCTTTAACTTTGGAAATAATGAAAGAAGAAATGCAATGTTGAGAGAACGAGATAAGGTTTTAGGAATTACTGATATAAACAATAGATTGTTTTCTACAAGAAATCGTTTGGTAAAAACTTTAAGGGGACAAGGATTTAATGTTGATGAAGCTATGGGTCTTGCAGCAACCTATGAAAGAGCTCCGGGTTATTCAGAGCTAGCACAACTTACAAAACCAGAAGTAAATTATTTAAAAGGAAATACTATTGACAAAGATTTTTCAAGAATATTTGATAAAGTTATTAAAGGTAAAGAGAATATCGGGGAAGAGATAAAACAATTTAACAAAGACTCTAAACTTTTTCAAAAACAATATGGAATTGATACACCTATCATAGAATACAAACCTGGAGAAAAATTAGATGCATCTAAGTTTGTAAAAAATTTTGATAAGCTAACTCCAGAAGCACGGACAAATGTGACAGAACTTGCTGATCGAGGAATTGCTTTAAGATCTAAAGCTATGCCTATGAGAGCTTTGTTAGCTGCTGTTGAAAAAGCACCTCAAGCATGTAGAACAATTTTAAATTATCAAACAGGTGGTATATCTTCAACTTGTGCAGAAGCAATTCAAAGAGATCCAGTAGGTGCTGCAGAAAAATTAAAAAATTTAGACGCACAAAGTGGACCACTTGCAAAAGTTAAAAACGCAGCAACAAGTTTTTTAAAATCAGGCGGCTTTAAAACATTTGGTGCCGGTGCAGCTGTAGGAACTGCAATAGGATTGGTCAAAGCATTTAGAAATGATGATCCAACGACTTATTTATCAAACGAAGATCAACAGAAAAGTATGTTAGTTGATATGGCAACACAGCCTATATCGATCGATATGGAAAGACCTGCAATATTAGATTATCAATTACCTGCATTAGGAGCAACACTTGCAGGCACAACAGCACTTGGTGCGCCATCAACTATCAAAGCAAGTAAATCAAGAGCACTTGGTATTGAAAGAAAACCAAAAGGTTTTGTAAAAACAGGTGCAAGAGTTTTAGGAAGAGGACTTGGGATTGCAGCATCACCTGCATTACTAGCACCGTTTATGGCTGGAGATATTGCTAGTCAAGTTGCAGAAGGAGATTCAATTACTGATATTGCAACAGATCCATTAAACTACACATATCCAATATTTGCTGAACAGACAGATAAATTAACTAGAGGATTGAACCCAACATTTAGAAAATTTGCTAAACTGGGTTTAGGGAAAACAGCATTAAAAGGATTATCTAGAGCAGGTATAGGTGGACTTGCTGCGTCTTTAGCAATACAAGGAGTAGGATTATTAGATGACTAAAAAATTAACAACTACAATACCACCACTTAGAGGGCCCAACCCACAGGGGTTGAATGTTCCCGGAAAAAAGATTATAGTAGTAAAGAACTCGGAGAAAAATAATGGCAGATATAGACAAAGCTTTACCGAACGTAGAGCAGGAAATAAAATTACCTAGCGAAGAAGAGATAGCGGAAGCTTCTCAAGATAATATAGAAGAACAAGTTGGACCTGAAGACATTCAAGTTGAACAAGATGAAGATGGTGGTGCTACAATTACTTTTGATCCTGAAGCTGTAAATCAGCCAGGAACTAATGAACACTTTGATAATTTAGCAGACTTATTACCAGAAGATGTTTTAGGTAAATTAGGTTCTGAACTTTTTGAAAACTACACACAGTACAAAGCATCTAGAAAAGATTGGGAAGATGCATATACAAAAGGTTTAGATTTATTAGGATTTAAATACGAGACAAGATCTCAACCATTCTCAAATGCAAGTGGTGCAACTCACCCTGTATTAGCAGAAGCGGTAACACAGTTTCAAGCACAAGCTTACAAAGAATTACTCCCAGCGACTGGTCCGGTACATACTCAGATTATGGGTGTACCAAGTAGACAAAAAGAAGAACAGTCAACAAGAGTAAAAAATTTCATGAACTATCAACTCATGAACGTGATGAAAGAGTATGAACCCGAGTTCGATCAGTTACTTTTTTATCTCCCTCTTAGCGGCTCTGCTTTCAAGAAAATTTATTACGATGAAATTCTTGGCAGAGCCGTGTCCAAATTTGTACCGGCAGATGACCTGATAGTTCCATACACTGCAACATCTTTAGAAGATGCAGATTCAATCGTGCATGTTTTAAAAATGTCAGAAAATGAATTAAGAAAAAAACAAGTGTCTGGTTTTTATAGAGACATAGAAATTACACCAGGCTATTCACAAGAAACAGAAGTAGAGAAAAAAGAAAGAGAGCTTGAAGGAGTTAGAAAAACTAGAGATGAACAAGTGTTCACAATTCTAGAGTTTCAAACAAACCTTGATCTAGAAGGTTTCGAAGATAAAGACATGGAACAAAATCCGACAGGAATCAAACTTCCTTACATTGTAACTTTAGATACATCATCAAGAGAAGTTCTGTCAATTAGAAGAAACTATAAACCAGAAGACCCAACAAAAAGTAAAGTAGAATATTTTGCACATTTTAAATTTTTACCTGGACTAGGCTTTTATGGTTTTGGTTTAATTCACATGATTGGTGGATTATCAAGAACTGCAACGAATGCACTCAGACAATTATTAGACGCTGGTACGTTTTCAAATATGCCGGCTGGATTTAAACAAAGAGGTATTCGTGTTAGAGATGAAGCGCAATCGATTCAACCTGGAGAGTTTAGAGATGTAGATGCACCTGGAGGAAATATCCGAGACGCATTTATGCCTTTACCTTTCAAAGAACCATCAGCAACATTATTACAATTAATGGGAATAGTGGTTCAAGCAGGACAACGATTTGCCGCCATAGCTGACATGCAGGTCGGTGACGGCAACCAGCAGGCCGCTGTTGGTACGACCATTGCTCTTTTAGAACGTGGTTCCAGAGTCATGTCAGCCATACATAAAAGATTGTATGTGGCATTAAAAAAAGAATTTGTATTATTAGCTGACGTATTTAAAACTTACCTTCCACCAGAATATCCTTATGATGTTGTAGGTGGACAAAGAAATATTAAAGCTGCAGACTTTGATGACAAGGTAGATATTTTACCTGTTGCAGATCCAAACATATTCTCACAATCACAAAGAATAAGTTTAGCTCAAACAGAATTACAACTTGCAATGTCTAATCCACAAATGCATAATTTGTATGAAGCGTACAGAGATATGTATTCTGCGATTGGTATAAAAGACATTAATAGAATCTTACCACCACCTCAACAACCAATGCCAATGGACCCAGCGGCAGAAAATATTATGGCAATGAGTGGTAAACCTTTCCAAGCATTCAAAGGTCAAGATCACAGAGCACATATAACTTCTCATTTAAACTTTATGGCAACTAATATGGCTAAAAATAATCCTGTAATTATGGGTTCACTACAAAAAAATGTTTTTGAACATATTTCTTTAATGGCACAAGAGCAATTAGAAGTAGAATTTAGAGAAGAGATACAACAATTGATGCAACTACAACAAATGGCACAACAAAATCCACAAATGGCACAAACTCCTGAGATTCAACAGCAGATTATGCAGTTAAGTATGGGTATTGAAGCAAGAAAAGCTAAGTTAATTGCTGATATGACTCAAGAATTTAAGGAAGAAGAGAACAAAATCATGGGTGACTTTGGAAATGATCCAATTGCGAAGCTAAAAGCAAGAGAATTAGACCTTAGAGCCATGGATAATCAACAAAAACACGACCAAGCTGATCAAAGATTGAATCTAGACAAGACAAGAGCTATGATGAATCAGTCAATGCACGATGAAAAGCTTGAACAAAACGAAGAATTGGCTAAACTAAGAGCTAATACATCGATTGAGAAAACTATTTTAGGTAAAACTCTTCCAAGTTCAGATCAAATGCCTGGAAATGTTGCAATCATTCGAAAAACTGGAGAATAAATATGAAAAAAAATAAAAAAAACAGTCACGCAGGCATGACTCATGTAGATCATGATATGTTCTTGAATAAAGACGGTTTACTTAACGGCGGAGTTGAAATTGAGGTGTCAAAACCTACTGAAACTCAGTCAGTTCAAGTAAAAGGTCAAAGAAGAATGCTTGCAGAAAAGAAAAGCAAAGCAGATTGGTACTAATATGTGGTTATCGGCAATTAAATTAGCCGTTTCTGCTGGAAGTAAGATCTATGCTAATAAGCAGAAGACGAAAATGGCAATGAGTGAAGCACAACTCATGCATGCCACAAAAATGGCCCAAGGTCAGGAAGCTTACCAAGGCAAATTACTAGAAGCAAGGCAATCGGACTGGAAGGACGAGGCGGTTCTCATAATTTTGTCAACTCCCGTGTTAATTTTGGCGTGGGCAGTGGTATCAGATGACCCAACAGCGATGGACAAGGTAAAATTATTCTTCGAGATGTTCTCGCAGCTTCCATCGTGGTTTACAAATTTATGGATACTTGTGGTCGCGAGTATTTATGGTATAAAGGGAACTCAAATATTTAGAAACGGAGGAAAAAAATAATGGCAAAGAAAAAAATAAAAAAACTTCTTAAAGGTTTAGGAATTGGTGCCGCTCTTTTAGGCGCTGGTAAAGCTTTAATGAATAGA